TCTTGGTTGTGCTTTTCTTGCAACTTTTACTTGAAGATCATTCAAAAAAGAATATTCAAATGGTATGCCTGTTCTTTTTACAACAGTCTCCAAGAGTTTTATTGCTTTATCTGAACTTTTTATGTAATTCACTTCATCTTCTTCTGTTATTTCTTCTTCTGGTACTTGTGCAATACATAAACATTTGTCTGTTAACATTAATGCTTCTTTAAGATATCCTTTTTCTGATGTAGTAAAAGTACCATCACCTACACTATTAACAACTTCATCAAATAATTCATACGCCTCTACACAAGTAGATAAATTTACAGTATCATAACCTTGCCATGATAATTCTTTTCCTACAATTTCCCCTCCCGGCTTAACTACAACAGGCTTATCTAAACCTCTTCGGCGTTTCATTGCTTCACGTATTGAATCTAATTTCAGTCCTTTTCGTACATCATTCATTAGGTTTCTCTTATCTTTTATGGTTAATTCACTTGATGCGCCTGATATAAACAACTCAAAATCACCCTTAGTTGCGGCTGATCTCATCTTAGATGCTGACATTCCAGAAGCACCATCTGCATCTGGATCTCTTTCTCCGGCACTCACTACTTTTATTTCATCAAATTTATAAAATCCATGTTTAGACTTTATCCCATTGTAACTATTTAGTAAAGAGGTAAAGTCATCGACTCTATCACTACCTACTACTAATATTAATTTATCATATTTTTCATTTAATGTAACCGCAATTTGTAGTACATTTCGTTCTTTTGCCTTAGTTTGTATCGACTTTTTAATTCTTGGGAACATTTTTTGTAAATATCCCATTTTATTTGAATGTGAAAGAGGATTTTTCCTACTATCTTGTGAATGACTCCCATAAATGAAAACAGTTCCACCCTCACGTTGACCATTAGCAATTACTGCGTTGATCAATTTTTCGTGTCCGATAGTAGGGGGATTAAACCTCCCAAATGCAAATACTGCTGTACTCATGCTAATACGCTTGGATGATCTTTTTTAGTTAATCTTAATTTTTTATGAAGTTTAGTCGTTTTAGTTCCCCATGAATCATCACCATAAACTCCAGGCGGTGTCATTGTTGGAGTTTTTCCTTTCTTGTGCATCTTCATCCAAAGATCATTGTATCGGTCTTGTTCTTTTTTAGACCAACCACTTCTACCAGCAGCTTTCATACCAAGTTTTTGTAATTCATCTTCTTCTGGATCTTCTGGTTTCTTTTTAGAAAACCAACCTTCTAGCCAAACTTTATAACTTTTCATTTGATAACCTTTCCTAAATTTTTATAGAGGCCATTTACTGTTCTTTGATCATTTCTCTTAAGAGCCTTGATCATATCTTTTGTAATATCTTGTATGTGGACAATTAAATTTTGAATATCTGCTTCTTCAAGACTAAATTCATTATGTAATTTATGGCCTTTTGAGATTGCTGCTCGTTGTGCGGCCTTAGACCATATACTTTTTGGATTGAATTTTCCTTTTTTTGTATCACTCCAATGTTTTTTACCCTTACATAATTTTTTATGCCGATCCTTCATAACTTTAGATCTTAACATATCAATAGGTATTGCACACATATCTTCACCCTTTTCAGTAATTAGAGCCAAATCATGAGCAAGTTTCTCATCTTTAGAGGTTTCATATAAATCCGCATTTGCTTCTTTAAACCTTTTCATCTTCTCCCTTTTTCTTATTTACTGGCCAATTTGTACAATATGGATGAGCTGGATCAAATCTTTGTTCGTATCCATCCTTCATCTCAGGTTCATCTTCTTCTTGTATTTGTTCTTCTTCCATTATTTGTCCCAATTCTTTGCAGCATTGAAGTTTTGCATTGAAAATTCTAATCTGTCTACTAACTTAACTGCACCACCCTTGAGTTTGTCTATAGCAACGAACCCCTCTGGAGCAGTCACTTTAAATCCTGTAGAAGTCTTCATCAATGTTTTAATAGATTTAACTTGTTCTAATTTTCTAAGAATTAATAATTTTGCATCAATGAGTAAATTTTGTAATGCAAATATCTTGACTAAATCTGAAGAATGATCTCTGAAAAAGTCAACATATAAATCCATCTTACGTTGTTTCTCTGTTTTTGTAGTTTCTCTCTTTACTTTATCTACATCTGCTTTCAACTTATCATATACAAATTTGATTACTCCTGCCGTATGTCTTTTAGGATTTGAAATCTTTTGTCCTTCTCTCACCATCTTATTATTATATGTCTTTATCAATTCTTTTGGAGTAGGATCTCCTGCAACCATTGCCAGAGTATTAGAGTCTATTTGTCTAAACACTTTACCGGCTTGACTCAATATTTTAGTAACATCATCAGTTTCTTTACTTGTCATAGTGGCACTTCCAGAATGATCTTTGAATGATGCATCTGCTTGCCATACTGAACTATTTTCACTAAACGCCCCCGAACTAACACCAAAGGAGGCGGTCATGTCCTCCATCGTATCACCACTATACGTGGTATGCCATACGATTCCCATATTAGAGGACAAGATTTTTGCCGCCAACTTCGATTTCACTGGTATTGCATAAACGATAGTATTTGGTTGAAATGTAATATAAGGTTCACCATCAATCGTTTCTCTTTGTAAATCATCTGAAGTATACATCATGTCACCCTGTAAAACACCACTTATGTTTACTTTGGATAACTCTTTCAATGCGACTTTTAGTTTTGATGCTAGTCCACCACTATGATTATTATCTATATCTGTATCAGTATAATTTATCTTTGCATTTTTGGCGAATACACCTTTTGTTCCTACAAAAAATTGATCATTCTCAGGATTAATTCCTGCAAATACTGCGGGTGCTCCATCCCATTTTACTGTAACATCAACAGAAGAAGCTGAACTTCCTGCCAACATATCCCTCAAACCTTGAAGGAAGTTTATTGCACCTCTTGCTCCAGCTACTCCACCATTTAACACCTCATCTTCAAGGTGTTCCATGTGGAGATTCTTCTGTTCAGTTAAGAATGAACTAAATGCAAACATTATTCTACCTTCAAATGTGGAGCAGACCATTGGGATTCAGATTTCCCGTACAATAACATACCTAATACAATATCAAAAAATTGATCTTTATTGGCTTTCTTTAAGTTCGCAAAAATTGCTCCTAACGCAATAGTTTGAAATCTTGCAGATAATCTTGTTTGCATCGATACTTCACTTATCCTTTTGGCTTCTCCAACTTCTGTGATATACTTTAAAAATGCTTGTTTTGATTCTTTTACTTTAGTAGTACCATTAAAAAGTCTAACATAATCCATTTGATCTTTTTGTCCTCTAGAATTATATGTAAATATATCTGAACTCTGCAATACTCTCCACGCCTTTTTTATTGAGGAAAATGCTTTTGCTCCGTCTTTGGTAAATTCATATGCTATACTATTTCCTTCTTTATCAACTATTGGTTTCTTTAACTTTTTAACATGTATTCCTTTAACAGATTCTACAGCGTCTACTTTCTTTTGTCCCGAAAGAAAATCCAAGTATTCCAAAAATACTTTACCATGCATTGCTAATGATCCTTTTTTATCTGCTTCACCCCTTATTGTTTCCTTCGTGCTTGCTGAAAATAACCTATACATTACGGAATATCCTGTCAATTCATTACCAGCGTATTCTGTGTCCACATTTTGAGCTAAGAGTTCGCCATATTCTAATGTAAGACCTGTAACATCATAATCTGGTATATGTCCCGCCATGTTAATTGCTTTTGGTGCACTTGTTCCCTTTTTTAAAGATACGCCTATAATACCATTACTAGCACTTATTGAATTTTTTAAATATCTGTTCATATCATCTAAAGTATTAAAATCTGTAGGCGAGAAATCTTCATATTCTAACCATACATCAGCAGGATTCCATTTATCTTTATCAAATTTTTGGTCTGGTACAGAGGTATGAAATACTGATGCTGCATGCAAAACAATAGGTATTTTTGATCTATCTTTTACAAATCTTGCTGGAGGATTTCCAACAGTAGTTGTAAATGCTTTACATTGTTTTAAGTGACCATCAAGCCAATCTGTATTCTGGTTCAGCCATTGGGCTAATCCTTTTGCACCCGCGGCATTTAATGCATTACCTTTAGCGTCATATACTCTTTCATATACAGATTGATCTAACATTTCATTCAAAATTGCTTGTTCAATTGGAGATTCACTAGCCATTATTTTGTCCTTATTCCAATACATTGCTGATAAAACTAGTAACCACGAAACTTCTTGCTCATTAGTTTGTTTGCTACTTCTTCCTTTAATTTCTCCAGTTAAGTGTACGGCACAATCTGCTCTACCTCTCCAACTAAACACAAACATAGGCCACATTCTGCTTGCGTTTGGACCCGTTTCTGGATCATGTTTCACTACATCTTCTACACCTTCAAATGTATCTTTAATCAATTTAACAAAATCAGCATCCGATAACTTATTTGTATTTTGGACACGAACCCCTTTTCCTGTGTTAGGACCCACTTTGCCAGTCGCCTGCAATGCCCGATAGATTTCTGTATTCTTCGGCGCCTCATCTTCTTTGATATAACTGACTAATGTTTTCATTAATTTCTCTCCTAAAAAGAATAGACTTTACTGATATATTTATAATAACAAGTCACCCCACTTGTGGATTTGGGGGCTCAGGAGGTCTATTATCTTCGACAGCTTTTAGAAAAACATCTTTATGTAGTAAATGCCAACCCTCACAAGTCTCTTCTTCGACTATATCCGCAAAGAAATTTCCATATTGGTCTTCCATTACATAAACTGCTTCTCCAAAATGTATACTTTGATCTGTAATAAACAATACGTGGATCATTATTCCCATATCAGGGTAAATGTAGTATTGATCAGGCACAAATGCCTTGAGGGGTGAAACTTTGCGGGATTTTTCTTCTTTTTTCCTTTGTTCTTTATGGTCAAATTTCCATTTAT